GGGAACTCAGGCAAGTCAACCAGAAAGTCTATCCATCCATGTTTTTGATTTACCCATCTCTTAGTTGCCCTAAAGTCGGCAATGTATTTATCCTCAAGAAACAAACTGTCAAAAATGGCTTTTACGCAATTGTCGATATCGGGCTTTTGCTGATGCAGCTTCATGTGCATCTCTTCTTTCTTATACTTCTTCCAGGTCTTTGGTACAGGTATATAAAATATAATATGTACGTTTTGCTCAGGCAATGTAAACTTATGCTGTTTGGCTAACCCAGCAATACTTGTTTTGTAGTCATTATACTTCTCCAATCTAAGCAATCTACTTAACCCAGCAGGGCGCAATTTTTCTCTTGGGATTCTAAAGAAAATCCTATCCCCTTGAGTTGCCCTTACGTTTGTTTGGGGTGTTATGTCAAATGTGTATTTTCTGCGCATTCTTTGCTTGTTTTTTTAAAAGTTTATTGTAGTCTTTATTTACTACAGAATAAAGAGATGATGTCAAATAACCTTTATGGGTCTGACCATTCTGTTTAGAAATCTCTCTAATTTTATTCATTAGGTCTGAAGGAATCCTAACTACTTCTGTTACATTTGTATCTTTTTGTATCATAATGTAACAAATATACAAAACGATGTATATTAAAATAAAAATGCCCAATCTGTGTGGACATTAATTGGACATAAGTAAATATGATGCTATTATGATTTTTTATTTAACTGCGCAAACTTTCTTGCAGCTTCTTCGGAAGCAAACCCCCATGCTTTTAATGCTAATGCTTTTCTTGTTGGTTCACCATTAGGTTTCTCCATAGCCCCTTTCATCCCTGCAAATCTTGCTGCAAAAGATACTCTTCTTGGATTATCTCCTGATTCTACAGGGGCTTTTAAATGCCCACCTGTTTCTTTATTGTAAGATTCTCTGCCCTTAGCGTTTAATCCACCTTCAGGGTTTTTACCTTCTTTTCTAGTCCAAGCTGCTGACATAGTTTTTTTTATGCAATATACAAAAAATAATAAACCCCTGTAGAAACAGGGGTTGACATCAAATGAAAACAAACCAACTGAAAGGAGAGACTCTTTAATATTTTGCACTGTGATACTTATCGAATTCTTTTAACCATTCTCTGCAAGCCTCAACCCTCTTGTATATCTTGCTTATTAGTTCTTCATCCCTTTGTACGGGAAATCTTACTATTCGTTCTTGAATGGGTATTTCATCAAAACTTGTATTATTTTCAAGTTTTGCTATTTGTCTAAGATACTCTGGGCTTTCTTCTGTGGTTGCATTTAATGCATAGAATATACGCTTCTTGTCTGAGTTTATCATCTCCTGAGGCATATTAACTAGGCAATAGCATACTTCTGCTTCTGTAGCCTCTGTGAGAGCCATATAGCCTGTTACTTGGTGTTCGTAAAGGGAATTTAAGGGCTTGCCTATGTTGGACAATAAAGTGGCAAAATCGTAACTAGATTTGATGTCTATTATCTTATTCTGGTGTATGATGTCTGGCTCTCCTGTTAAATAATCATTTCTAAACCTTGTATCGTTCTTAGAGTATGTCTGGGAATCTATGCGACTAAGCATCATAATACTTTCTTCTTCTACCAGCTTACCCTTCATGGTGTACTTACTTCGTTCTGCTCCACCTATAGGTTCTTTGCCATACTTTTCCCATATGTATACTTCTTTTAGGTAAGAGATAGCTGTATCTCCTAGCGATGGAGGCGCATCCCTCTTTATGATTAAGGACTGAAGCATTTCTTCTTGCTTGGGAGTTCGTGACTCTTTATTTTGCAATTCGTTTAATGTGTCTGCTTGTTTTTCTGTTAATACAGAACCTTTGCCATCTGCCATTATCTTGCCAATGCAGGAGCATCTAATTAATACCTCATCCCAGTTTACTTGCGCCATGTTTAGTTGTTTTTGAATTTCCTTAATCTTGTTTCGTATAAGTCTTGTAGTTCTAATGGCGTACCCTTGGAGTATACAACTAGTCTATATGACTTTAATTCTTCTAGGCTATTACAAGCCACTAGCTGACTTGATAATTGTTCTGGTGTAGCTTCTTGTTCAACAGCTTGTTCGGGAATTTCTAGCTCATCTTCTAGCTTATTTAAGCTCTTGCCAAATAAGTCGCCCAACTGCTTTATAGCGTTCTTGACAGCCATTGATGATGCCTTTGGTGTAGCCATTTCTAGTAATTGCAAGTCATTGACAGTTACCGTAGCAATACCAGGTAATTTGTGTGCTCTTTCATCAAAGGATATGTACTTGTAGTTCACCTGTACGGTTACGGCAAATCGACCAGACTTGTCTTGTACAAATGTTGGGGAAGATATAAGACCAATTTGAGCATCACTAAATATAACCCTCATAGCTCCTTCCATGATGTCTAGAGGGATAGTCTTGTAGGTGTCTCCTTTCTTTGACCTTGAGGGAAGTTCTACAACCCATTCTGGGGGTGGTTGAGTATTCTGGATAATTTGATACGCTAGGCTGTATTTTCTTTCGTGTACAGCGTCTTTAATTCGTTTGAAGATAGGCTCTCCTAATTCTAATAGTTTGTTCATGTAGTTTAGTTTTATGTCACAAATATACAAAACATTGTGATACTATAAAACTTTTTTAAAAAATAAATATAAAGCCCCGTATAGAAATACAGGGCTGAAATCAAACTAAACTAAACTAAACGAGAACACAAATATATGGATTTTATTTTTAGAGTGGTACTTAGAGTTTCTTACATTGTATGCTATAGCGAGGGGGTGGCGCAGACATAAGGAAATCGCATAATATGTTGGTATGGGGATGCTTGGTTTGGTTTGTATATTCAAATTTGAATTTGTGTATGTGTTCCACGTGGAACGTATAAAGGTGGGTAGTAATTAGGTATGTAGGTAGGGAAGTTATGAGGTAAATGTTTCATATGTTTGGTCTGCATCTATACTAAGTAGTTTAGTAAGTATGGGAAGTTGTGCTAAGTTATTTAGTTGTTATGCTAAGTATGTTAGTATGGTAAAGTGCTAAGGTATTTAGTATGGGAAGTTGTGGTGATGCTAATATGTTTAGTGTATGTGCTAAGTGTTTTAGTATAGGGTTATTGTTGGTATGTTGGGGAAGTTCTACGAGAATATTTTTTTTGTAAATATTTTTTTGTATGTTTGCTGTATGGGAACAGAAAACAAAAAATACAGGTTTTTTTACCATTATTTCAAACAAAATAAATGCATGAGTGTACACTATAAAAAACAATGTATGCAATGTAAAACTGTTGTTTGTTTTGCTAGTACAGAAACTAAATGGAATAAAACGCAGCCTCAATTAGTAATGCGTGGTTTTACATCAAAAATAGAACAAGAAGGAGACACTATAATTATTCATTAATAAAACTAAACAAATGACAAAATTAGACCAAATCTTAGAGCAGTACCCAGACACACCTATATTAAAATGTGACGGGTTTGATGAATGCGTATTAGGATACGAATACAATTGGGATGGACAAATTAGATTAATTTATTCTGTAGATAAAATACTGACTAATTTAGTTGGGGAAGGGATGGATGTAGAAGACGCTATAGAATACTTTGAATTTAATATGAGAGGTGCTTATGTTGGGGAACAAACACCTATATGGTGTCAAGACGATTTTTAATATGGAAAAATTAGATAAATTCCCATGTAGTGGGTGTGGGTGCTGTTGCAAACGAATAGACAAACTATTTATCAATATTGATAAGCTAGAATCTCCTAATAAAGAAATGCTGCACTTCCCATACAAACACGAAAATGGTAGATGTGAAAAACTTGGAGAAAATAACGAATGCACTATTTACGAAAATAGACCATTAGTATGTAACTTTGGGAAGTTTATTAGTGCATTTGATTTAAATAAAGAAGAAGTGTTTGAGATATCAATGAAATCATGCAATGAAATGATGGATGAAGATAATATTCCTAAGGAATTTAGAATAAAATAATTTCCATGAAAACCCTTGAATTAGCCACCGTTATTGGTGGCTTTTTCAATGTATGAAACTTCTATATTTTCACCTTTTGAAATCAAATCAATTATACTTTCAATCATATCTTTTTGCTCCTGATTAAAGTGTATTAATTTATCTTCAATAGAATCAAAAAATAAAGCATCATTCATGTCTTTATCTATGTGATGTAGCATATCTTTTGGCAATCTATGACGTATGTTGTCAACAATCCACTTGCATTTGTTTGAGTACTGTAACATTATTTGTTTTGCCCCATATTCATAACTATTTGCTAAGTCATCATAAAATTCCATAGCTATTTTGGTATGATGTAGTGCTTTTAGCAAAGAAAATGTTGAATCTTGAAAATGTTCTTTCATTTTGTTTAGTTTAATGTTAAATAATGTGTCTTATAACGGATAAAAACCGATAAAATGTGCATTTTGTGACAAGTTATTGTATTAATGAGTCAATGTTAATTCCATGCTCTGTAAATAATTCGGATATATCGTCAAATACAGTGTCTATTAAATCATATTCACGTTCTGTAGCCTTAATGTCAGCTTCAAGCTGACGCTGGTGCTTTTTTCTATAATTATATTGTAATTCCCACAACACTAAAGCCATGTCCACTGCTTTTGTAGCTCTTTCAAACTCCATTCTATCATCTGAATCAGATAAATCGTATTTAAGTATTGCTTGTGCCATCTTGTTTGGGAATTTTTGATAGTAATTTTTCAATGTAAAGGCTTGCATCCATAAGTTCGTCTTGTAGATGCTGGAGATAATTATCCTTATTGTTATCTTGGAGAGTAGTACCGTATTTCGTTATGCCTAATTCGCTTCGTTTAGTGTACTTATCTAGTACAGCCTGTACTATAGGGTCTTTTGACATTTAATTTAGTTTATAAACTGAGTAATAAAACAACTAATCCACCAATAACCGTAGCTATAAAGTCTAACCATTCAGGATTTCCCTTACCACTATAATAATCATACGCTTCTTTTGCTGCTCCTATAACAATTACAGACAACATTGAAAGCCAATCGTTAAAGAATATATTTGAAAAAATATAGACCACCATACCTGCAAAAAAGTGATAAAATTTGTCTATGTATTTCATAATGTGTAAAATATTTTTGTTAATTAATATATGTTGTTGCCCAAAAAAGATTTACAACAGCAGATACAAAAAACATCATCCAAACTTGGTTTATTTTGGGGTCATATTTGTTATCTAAGTCTCCAAAATATTTAGGATGTGTTGTATAATTTGAAAAACCATAAGTTATTCCACTACCTATAAAAGCAGACAGTAAACCTATAAATCCAAAATACCATTGGTGTGTATCGGGAACAAATACTGGGAAAGGCAATCCAATCATAAAAAACATCCCTATTAACCACTTTAATTGTTTCATAATTTATATAATTGATAAGTATTTAAGTAACCAAATAGTGAATAAATATATTATTACAGATGGTAAAGCAAATATACACAATAACAATATTAAAATAATGTCTTGGTTATACTTTTTGTTTGACATTAAATTTTCTAATTTTTTTACCGATTAAATAATATGTTATAGTAGAATGATGCACTTTTAAGAAATTAGCTAGCATTATATTAGTACAAATGTATTTTGAATGAATTGTTTCGCAAAACTTTTTTCTTACTTTAGCTACATCATTTCTTATTCTTTCACCAGACGAATCCATAAATTCATCAACAGAAATTTCATATATAGAACATAACTCTTTAGCATTTTCTATCAAATCTTTTTTTGTAATAAATGCCTTGTAAGAATGAATATTTTTAGGGCTTATTGGTATTTCTTTTATTACCTCTATTTCCCTTACCTTATCCTTATAAATCACTATTGGATTTTTTGCCTGTACGATTTTTTTATAATCTTCTAAATAGCCTAATATCCTATTCCTAGAATACTCGTTAAAATCTTGGTCGAGATAAACTTCTAATTTCTTAATAAACTGATTTTCTTCACTTGTCATTCTTTGTAGTTTTGTATTTGTTAATAATAAATTCTATATCTGATTTTGTAATCTTGCCTATCTTGTTTTTTTCTTCTTCCATTCTTTGTACTTCATCTAATCCAAGGGCATCAATAAGGAAACTTCTGTATCTCTGATAAGCAAACCCTGTTGGCTCTAGATGCATTTTTAAGTTACAAGTGCTGCATCCTGCATGTACATTGTTTTCGTTGAATCTCTGGGAATACGTGCCTCTTGAAACAAAGTGTAGAGCCTGAACGACATAATCTTTCTCACCCCTTTTATCTTTAAGATTATAAGTTAAACCACAACATACACAAGTAACATTTCCCTTACTATCAGAATCCCTTCTTTTAATAAAAGCACCAAATAAGATATCAGCTACTTTTAATGATTCACTCTTTGATTTTTCGGTAATAATTTTATTACTTTTTTTTGTTTCTAGTTCTTCTGGGAAGTGGTGAACATAGTACCCTTTGTATCCCAATGTTGGATACTTTTCGCATCCACATTTACATTTCTTTCTCTTTATCATCTTCTATTTCATTTTTATGTTTGTCAAGTAAATGAGCCCATAAACTTGACACAATTACTAAAACAATAAACTCAAACAAATAAACTCTCCACATAAATTTTAACTTAAATTATGATTAATAAATTGCATAGTTGACCCAGTAAACTATGCTGCTATATTTTTTGTAGAACCATGTCTGTTTTTAGCAATTGTACAAATCGCTAACTTTTGTACAGGATATTCTACGCTGTTTATTTCAATTGGTTCTGTCATACCATAATACTCAGGTCTCATTAAAAACAAAACACTATCTGCATCCTGTTCTATTGCCCCTGACTCCCTCAAATCGGACAACTGAGGCATCTTATCTGCTCTTGCTTCTACTGCTCTGCTTAACTGACTTAACGCAATTACTGGTATCTCTAATTCCTTTGCTATACACTTTAATCCTCTGCTTATATCTGAAACTACTTGTTCTCTGCTTTTGTTCTTAACATCAGTTCCAGACATTAATTGAATGTAATCAACAATTATGTATCCAATATTGTGTTTTTTCTTTAGGAGGGAAGCCTTGGTTCTGATATCCCTTATGTTCATACTTGTTCTGTCCTCAATATAAATCTTTGCATTAGAAATCTTGTCTATTGAAGCCCCAAGAAGCATATCTTCGTTATCTGTTGTATGACCATTCCTAATTCTTTCATGTGGGATGTTGGTGTCAATAGATGCCAATCTTCTTACTAGCTGAACTCCATCCATTTCAAGACTAAAAATCGCACAAGGAACAGTTCCCAAGACAGAAGTATTATAAGCAATAGACAAACATAATGCAGTCTTACCTGCGCCTGGTCTTGCAGCTATTATAATCAAATCTGGAGAAACTAATCCGTTTGTAGCCTTATCAAGTTCTTTTATATTGGTTTTAATTCCCAAAACACCACTATGCTTTACCGTAGCGTGTTGTTCTAAAACTTGCATCCCATAAAAAGTTATATCCTTAGACATCCCCTTTATAACCTTCTCTTGTGACTTCTGCATTTTTTCATCAGTAGCACTTATAAGGTCAAAAATATCTGTTTCGTCTAAAAATGACTTTGAAAAAGCATCGTGTGATATAGTTATCATTTCCCTTTTTAAATAGTTTTCAGCTAGCACCAAAATATAGTTTTCTATGTTTGCTGAACTAACTACAGAATTAGTAACTCTCATGACCCCATAAGCCCCTCCAACCAATTCGAGATTATTCTGCCTTTTAAGCTCCTCAATTACAGTTATGATATCAACCCCTTGACTGCTGTCATAAAGTGTCGCTATCGCCTTAAAAATAGCCTTGTATTCGATTTTGTAAAACATATCTTCAAACAATCTCGACATTCCGAAATTTTGGCAGTTTATGTCAAGCATCAAAGAGCCAAGAATTGATTCTTCAATTTCTGATGACTGTGGTGGTAATTTATCTTTAATCATATCTTGGTGTTGGGGAATTAGGTAATCTGATTTTTACTTTAGTTGGGTCAGGTTGTTGGTATTTAGACTTTTTTTCATTTTCATCTTTTCTCTTTTTTATCCAATATGAAAAATGTCTTTTTAATTCTTTTAAATCTTTATAATCTTCAGCCAAATCCAATTCTTTCAAGAAAATATTTACAAAACCTAAAACATCCTTATTTGTAATTGTATAAGAAGTGGCTATTTTGTATTGAAATTGTTCATCGTTTAAAAAATAATTCTTTTCCTTTTCCCAACTATTATAATCTTTAATTTCTTTAGGTAAATTATTATTTATAATAGTATTATTTATATCTTTATTTTCATTTTCCATATGCTGTAGCATATGCTTTTCTAGTGAATCTTTTTTGATGTTACATATGTCATCACTAGTGCCTATACTAACTTTCTTTTTTGCATTATTTCTTCTACTTTCAGTAAACTTATTTCGCCTATCAGTTTCTTCTTCTAATCTTTTGTTAAACCAATTCCCGTCATCATCTCTATTAAATTTGCTCATTAAATTATTAGAAATATCTCCAACAATAAATTTGATTGTTTCATCGTTTAATCTTCCTTGTTGATGCATAAGGCATAATAAAGTAATATATTTACCTCTATCTTCAAATGTTAACGTCATTGTCCCAGTCAAAAAATCATTTGAATAAAACAAAAATGCAGGGTCTTTTGCCATATAAATAAAATATAGGTCTATGCCTGTGGCTGCTCAAAAATCAAATTAGAATTGCAGAACGCAATGCAAAGATTTTAACCACAGGAATAGACCGTTAATAAATTGAATGATTGTTTTTAAAGTAAACATAATTTGATTATTTGAGCAATACAAAAATAGTAAACTTTTTCATACCACCAAATTTATTTTTAAAAAGAAGTAATTATATTACCTTTTTCGTCTAAAATGGTAACTACGTTGTAGTATGAATCGTAGTAGTTTGCTACTTTTATAATTGTTTCGTGAAGGTTTAGTCTTGATATCTGTATGTATGTGTAGAACTCATCTTCAGTCAAAAACGGGTTGTGTTTTTTAGGGTCAAATTTTTCTTTATAGTATTCGTACATAATTTTTATTTGGTTTGTTTTTTTATACTGTATATATTCTTGTTTGGTCATTGTTTTTAATTAAAGGTAAAATGTATTGATAGTTAGGTTTGTATGTATAGGGAATTGGAGTCAGAAGGTTTTTCTTTCTTTGCTTGTATAGGTATATCTTATAAGGTTCAAGAGGGATTATTAGTTCTATTGTTTTGGGAACTAATGGTTCTGTTTTTTTCTTTTTTATTGCCATGCCCAAAATTAATAATTTAATTTAAAAAAAATATTTTGTTGTTAAAAAATATTTTAGTTACTTGCACACATGGACAATATAAGTAAATATAAGGAAGTAAAATATTCGGAATTTATTTCTGAACTAAATTTAAAATTTAAAGAATCAGAATTAAGTGCTATAAAACTAGCTGATAAATGTAAATTAAAATCTACAATGACAATAAACAATGCATTTAAAAAAGATAAACAAATTGCATCTGATTCAGTAGTTACCAAAATTATGGACTTTACAAATTTAGACGGTTTTATTTTATATAATAAAGGCGAAAGAAAATACTATTTAAATAAATAACTATGAAAAATTTATGGGGTGGAGAAGGTGCAGAAAGCACCGAAGAACTAGATTGGGAAACCCACACAGAAGGCGAACTTAAAAAAAAAACAATATGCAAAAATTTGAACCAGTAGGTAGAAAATTATTAGTACTTCCCTTACACGAAGAAAACTACAAAACATCTGTAGGTATTGAACTAGTACAATTAGATTTCTTAAAAGTAAAAGTTGTAGAGGTAAGCACAGAGTATAGACATATGTATTCTCCTGGAGACATCTTAGTGATTAGTAAAAACTCAGGTGTAGGTCAAGCATACAATGGAGAAAATTGTTTATGGATTGACGCAAAGGCTGCTCCTGAGGGAGATGTATGGTTTATTGTAAGGGAGGATGAGGTATAATGATGATGCAATTCAATACCCCTATTCCTGTGATAACACAGTTAAATCAGGAGGGGTATGCGATTTATGTAGAGTCATCAGGAATGTTAGAAAATGACATATGGTGTGTTGTTCTTTGTGATGGTGGTGTAATAAGGCATTATAATACATCCCAATTGAAAATACATTATAACGCAACGTTTGAAATTAAGAAATGAACAATTACATAACTTATCGAGATATAGATGAAGTGGGGGAATTGCAATATTATATTTTACAACGTGAGTTCCCCCACTATATTGGAATGATTTCAACATATCAGATAGATAACTTAATACTTCCCATACAAATTACAGGATACTACTTATGGGTAAACTTTGCAGGAACATTGAGAGGGAATTTAATACCAAACTACAGAAACATTTCAGAAGACATTAATTTAATTATAAACGACATGGCAATATGGTATTATGCTAATCGTATAGTGACAAACCCAAAAAAATATAAAAAGTTTAAGTATGATACAGTCTCCTAACAACAAAATAATTGTACATCCTAAGACAAGATACATTAGGCACATATCTGACTTAATGAAAAGGTCTTCTATTCAAAATGGAGCTAGTGTAGACCCTTCAGATGTTGTAAATATTGTAGGGGAAATCATATCACTTCCTTTAACTGTTTCAGAAACCCAAGATTACGTAGGATATTCAACAGAAGATTTAAAAGTTGGGGACATCGCAATATTTTCATACAAGGTAATTTATGACCTAATTATAAAGCAAGAAAATGGCGAACCTGTTTATAGAAACCTTATTCAATATCAGGCTAAAGAATATTTTTTGTGTGACATAAGAAATTTGTTTGGGGTTATTCGTGATGGGGAAATAATAATGGTCAATGGTTATGTTATGTTGACTGAATACGAAAAAAATAAGATAATTGTTTCTCCTGGGATAAAAAGTACAAAAAAAGCAAAATGTTCCAATATAATGCACATAGGTCAAAACCGAAAACATCTACTTCCCATACAAGCTAATGACGGAGATTTAGTTTATTACAACCCTGACAAAGCACAACACTACGAAATAAACGAAAAGAAATTCATAATATTGCAGCAAGATAAGATTTTTGGTAAAGAAATAAAAGATTATTAAATTTGATAAATTTTTATTCTCATGAACATAAAAGAATGCGTTGACTTTATTAATTTTTGGATTCGTAAAGAAAGAGGGGCATTCTATACCATAGAAGAAAGCATAGAACTTATAGACAGAGGTCAAGTCGCTTACTACAATGACTTAATTCCCAAATACGCCACTTCTCAAATAATAAAAGATTCTTTATCGCCATTCAGAGCAAAATATAGTTTCACTCCTAATGATATAGTTAATGGGTTAATAACTGTACCTAATTTTACTTTTAGAACAGGAATACAAGGCTTGACTACAACAAGTATAGGATTTAATAAAAGCATTACATCAGTAATGTCTGTTAATGATACAATAATTGTAAATTCTCTTGGCAATAATTTTAGCAATTTAATTGATACTGTAAATAGTAGCAGAGAAATTGGATTTTCTAATTTTATTTACCCATATGTAACTGTTACTCCTAATTATCAATTAGGGAATGTTTTTGTAAACAAATTTGATGATGATGGGGAAACTAACTATTTAGATTTATTAGATGTTTCTATTGAAGCTAATGGTTTTTATGCAGTAAAAATGATAAATGAGGATGAACTGTCTAATAGACTAAACTCTCAAATAGACCCAGTAACTTATACTGCGCCTGTTGGGGAAATGGTGCAATTAAGAAAAATACAGCTTTATCCAAAAACTAATTTATATACAGGTACTGTTTCTTATATGAGAAAGCCAATAAAGCCTGTTTATGGATATACGGTTGTTGGGGGAAGAACTATAGTATATGACCCAGCAACATCAACACAATTAGAATGGAGGGAATCTGATGTAAACATGGTTCTTTTAAAAGCATTGTCTAGTATTGGAATTAATCTTAGCGATGCAGAAGTATCTCAATTTGCCGAAGTTAAATCACAACAAAATTATCAAGGAGTTAATCATTTATAGTAATAAAAAAAATAATAATTATGCCATTAGTAGACTTTGTAAAAAATCTCACACAAAGAGAAAAAACAAAAACAAAAAAAAGAAGCGATGACAATATGTATGTCACAAAAACTAAGGAGGTTAAAATTCCATTAGAAAATGATATGACAAAAGTAGTAACAAAAGAAATAAAAAGACCTACTGTATTAGGTAAATTAGGTGATGTAGAAGATAAAAAAGAGGTTAAAAGAAGTGTTAGATATGAATCAAATTCTTCATCAAATCCAAAAGAAGAAGTAGAAAAAAAATCTAATTTAGATACGGTAAAAGAAGCAATAATAAGAAAAAAATATGGTAATTTATCTGATGAACAGAAAAAAAGATATGCTGTAGATATAGAAAAAGGTATAGAATTAGGTAATACAGAAATGGAAGCAAGACAAAAAAAGAAATATAAATATGTACCTACAGGTAAGCCAGGTGAAGTAAAAATGGTAGAAGATTAATAAATAAATAAACAAATAAATATATATATTATGCCACTAGTTGAAGCTGCAAAAATAATTGCAACCACAAAAAAAACAGAAGAAAAACCAGTAAAAAAATATTCAAAAATGGAAGAAGAGCCAAAAGAAGAACCTGGCGAATTCCCTGGCGATTATTTTGAAAGATATAAATCTTGGATGAACAATTTGTCTCCAGAAGACAGAAAAAAAAGAACTCAAGAAGAAAGAAAAAAAGTTACTGAAGCTGAATAATTTAAAAATACATTTATGACAAGAGAGGAATGGGAAGCAAAACAAAACTCCCTTAAAAAAGATGTAAGATATATGCCAACTGGGAATCCTGGTGAAGTAAAGATGGTAGAGTCTGGTAGCACTACTGAAGAAAAAGATGGTAACCCACCAGTTGATGATAAAACTTTAAAGAGTGATTGGAATAAGTATTTAGAATATTTAGAAAAAAAAGGTGTTAAAGGTAGTGCAAATTTAGATAAAGGTGGTCTTGGGAATAAGTATTTTCTTGAATATATAAAAGCAAATCCAGGTACTAGTTTATCTGTAGATGTTATACCTAGAGTTAGACAGCTTTATATTGATTTAAGGAATACGAATATTGAACAAATGAAAAAAGGGAACGCATCATTTTCTCCAGGAGGTATAGTAGGCAATAAAGCAACAGGAAATTCAATAACAGGTGCAACAGGTGATTATACAGAGTTTATGAAAAACATTATAGAAAATGAAAAAACTGCAAATCCTAATTATGTTGGTCGATATTTAACACAAACAAGATTCCCTGAAATTTTAGATTATGAAGGGAAGCCAATTGTTGAAACATATGAACCAAAACAAGCGATTAATTTGAATGCAACAGTTGATTCTGCTATAGAAGCTAAAAAGAAAAATATTAACTTAGTGAAAAAAAGCAATTTATAAAATATAAAAATGGCAGTAACTACAATATATAGATTAGCAGAACAGTGTCTTTCTTTGATTGAAGGTGGAGACCCTGCGTCTGGGTCTAGTATTTCATATAATGAGATAAAAATAGCGTGTGGGAACGTGATAAATCAACTCTTAAAAACAGAGTATTTTTCAGTTAACGCAAAGATGGGAGAAACTATTCCTAATGGGACAGTTTTAGGATTGTATGAAAATATTGATGTGGTTTCTTATAATGGCAAAAGTAAGGCAACACTTCCCGTAAAGCCAATGAAATTACCAAGAAACATGGGCATATGGGCTATTTATCCTAAGTATGATGAGCTGGGAAGTTATGAGTTAGACAAAGAGTTCATACCCTTGCAAATGGGTCAGGGAGGGTTAATTAAGTCTCAGCCATTGGTTAGTGATTTAATGGGGCAGGTTGGGTACGAAAACTTTGGAATGGACATTATATTTACAAAGGACTTAAATGCAATTAATCCATATGTGAAGTTAGCAATGAGATTGGCAATTATGGACATATCTTTGTATAGTGACAATGAGCCTTTGCCAATACTTCCCGAACAAGAATGGCAAGTAATTACTGAAGTATATAAAATGTTTAGTTCACAGCCTGTACCTGATAAATTGGTTGACCCGACACTTGATGAAAGTAAGGGAATTCCTGTTATTCAACAAAAATCAAATCAATAAATCATGGAAGGTACTGGAATGCTACATAAAGCAAAAGAAATGATAAAGCGCAAAGATGGTTCTACATCTCAACGGGGGCTTTGGGATAATATGCGTGCTAATAAAGGCTCAGGTAAAAAACCAACGGCTGAAATGTTAAAACAAGAAGCTGAAATAAAAAAATCTAATTAATAAAGTTATAATTATGCCAGATGGATTATTGAATGCAATGAGAAAAATGAAAACAACGTCTTTATCTGACGATGGAAGAGCATTAGTAAATAAATCATCAGCTATTGACGATAGTAGAGGAATAGTAAACAAGTCATCAGCTATGCCTGATGGTAGAGCTATTGTAAATGCGTATTCTAAAGGCACAAATAATGCATCTAAAGGTGCAGCAATAGTAGGAGAAAAAGGCAAAGAGATTGTAATAATGAAAGGAGGCGAAAAAGTTATTCCAAATAATAAAGTATCAAAATATATGTCAGACAATAAAATTAAAACAAAAGTTAAAAAGAAAGAAAAATCTAATTAAGTTATGACAAGAGAAGAATGGGAAGCTAAACAAAACTCTTTGAAAAAAGATGTAAAATATGTACCTACTGGTAACCCAGGGGAAGTCGTGGCTGAAGAAATAAACCCAAAGGATTATGAAACTAAATTAAATCCAAAAGATGAGGAGAAGTTTCAAATTTGGATAGATAAAAACAGAAAAGAAGGGAAAATACCAGAAGGGGATTATAATTTTTATAAACAAAATGGATACGGGTATGGTTATGATTTTAGAGCAGCATTTAAAGCTGGTTTAAAACCACAAATAAGTGAAGTAGATAATGAGTGGCATTGGGGAGATTACGGCAAAAAGCCAAATCATGATACATTTAGCAATGAAAGTGTATATTATCCTAAAGTTGCAAAACCAGGTGTGGGAGGTAGTTGGGATGGAGAGAATTATATGAAAAATCCATCAATTGGAGCTCCTGTACCACCTACAAAACAAGCACTTAAAAAATTTAAATAATGAAATTAACCACATTAGATACAATTGTACGGAGAGGCTTGCTTGAGGCAAATCTTCCCATACATTATTATTTTGAATACCTCATTCATGGAGCTACTTGTCTAAGAGAACTATCATTTGACACACTTAAGATTGTAAATACAGTACAATTACCAGTAAATGATTATGGAGCAGTAGACTTGCCTGATGACTTTGTTGATGATGTGTCTGTAGGTTATTTTGGTGGGGGAGCTCTTCAGAAACTCCCTCACATAGATGCTATTAGTCCATTAAGACTACACAACCCAACAACGGGTCAGTTTACGCATCCTAGCTTACCTGTTTACAATGAAAATGGAACAGGAGTAAATAATGTAACTGATGGTAACAATTTGTTTTTAGGTGGCTTGGGAATTTTTTGGTTTTGGAATATAAATGATTTTGGAGAACCAACAGGTAGATTCTTTGGAGCTACGGGAGGGACTAGCATAGGTTATAAAATAATAAAAGAAAGAAGACAAATACAAATGTCTTACGGCTTTGAAAGAAAAAGCATAGTGCTTCAATATATTTCAGATGGGCAAAGCATTGATAATGCGACACAAATTGATTCCCAAGCAATAGAATGCATAAGAGCATGGCAAGAATGGAAAAAGAGTCCTAATGCAAATAATGATTATGCACCAGAAGCAGTTTCGTTCTATAACAGAAAAAAGAATTTGAGGGCAAGATTAAGTGGCTTAACTTTGGTAGACGTAAAAAATACATTAAGAAACGGATATACAGCAGCAGTAAAAAATTAATTATATGCCAGTATTCAAAGGGTTTTTACCAAGCTCTAATTCAACATTAGAATCGCAAGTGTTTAATATACCTGCAACAATAAAATCTTTTTATATATACAATATTTTTACAGGTGCTAATAGTGCAACTATTTCAATATTTAACACTCCCCTAATAGAAGAAGTATTTGTATTTAAAAAAGAATTTACAGCAGATGAATCATACTCAACAAATATACCGTTATTGATTCTTCCTGGTTATCAAATAAGAATTACATCACCAAAAGATTTGTATTTTTATTTTACAATAGAATAAGACATGGCATTACCTAGTGGGTTCATATTGAAAAAGTATCAGGTTTTGTTGACTCAAAGACAAAACAGT